GTGACTCTGAAGAGTCGTTCAAGATCAGTCGGGGTCAGCATTTCACAATTCCCTGATTGAACCATCGCGCGACGGTTTTGATAAAGGCCCAGGTCCACAGATCGAACGCATCGCGATAGGGCAGTTCGACAGGTCTCCGACCATCGATCATGTCATGATGCTTCTGGCAACACCACGCGGTATAGAAATCAGGAACCTTGATCCCCGTCCCTTTCCCGAGCGCGACCATATTGGCATGGCAAGCAACAGTCGTCTGCATGTCGCCGCAGATCACGCACGGCTGGCCCTCCGCGCTGTCCAAGAGTTTCTTGCTGCGATAGTGGCTCACGCCAACGCCTTCACGGTCTTGATGGCAACCTCAATGTCAGCCAACTGTCTCGCATAGGACTCACGCTGATCCTGTAACGCTAAGATGGTCTTCAACCGCCAGCCTGGGCCTTCGTCCTCCTGACTCGTGGCGACGTCTAGAGCTTGGCGATCGTCCGGCAACGACGCAAACGCCTCAAACGGCTCATCTATTGAGATCGGTTCATTCTCGGCCTTCCGCTTCCTAGCTGCTTTCGATGCCTTGACCTTTGCCACCCATGCACGCTTAGACTCTTCACTCAAGAATTTCGGCATCTCAACACCTCTCGCTCGGCTCACTTGCCGGTTTTGATAGGTCAACCAATCTACTTGGCAGCCACATTGAAGACATCGATAGAGCGTGAATGGCTTAAAGAAATCATAGACCGTCTCCTCAATCATCAAGCCCGCGCACTTCAGGCAAACCAAGGATGAATCCTTATCGTTAGTAGGCCATTCGCAGCCTCATGGTATTGAGGCTGGATGGTCTTTGTAGGCCCGAACCGCATGCCTTTCGGCAACGACCACTCGGTTGCTCCGCGCCTCTCCCGAGAACCACCCCGGTACCCACGCGGCATGTCATAAAGACTACTCAAGGTTCCCCTCACTCGATCGCATAGCTCTTCGCCCTCCGTCGCTCATCCCGCTCCATCCCTGGAATCTCCAGCGAGGTCGGGCACTGGTGCGGCTCCAGACTGTTCTTGACCGCGCCGCAGTCCTGGCACAGGAGCATCTGACCGCGCTGTGTCAGCGGCTCCAGCGCATACGCGATGGCTTGTTCAAGGTCGCCCATACAGTCCCACGCTTAGAGGCCTTGAAATGGAATCATTGGTGCCCAATGCAGTAAACGACGAACGACCTTGATCTCTTCATCATTGGACGGAGGACCGTCATAGATAAAGTCCAACAGCTCCCGCAGTTCACAGACGCCGTAGTGATACGGCTCCTTCAGTCCATTCTTAGGACTGCGATTGCGTAACTGTTTATCAGGGATGGCCCGTTGATCATGATCGCACCGGAACTGGCCTACGATGAACGCTGCCACGTCCTTGCGTGTTTTCATATTCTACCCTCGCCCCTCTGGACCCTTCCAATTCGGAATGCTCGTCCCTGGGGGAACCGTGAGAATGGGAGACTCCTTCTGCAATTGTCGCTGAATGTGGAGCACGGCATGCTGTGAGGCAAAGTCGAGTCCCAAGGTCGCTAGCCTCAATGCTAAATGCGGCTGCGCCGTCGGTGCATTGGTGAAATGCTGCCCTTGCGCATTGATTGCCGTGATAATGAAGGCCGCCGGTTGAAAGCCTGGGGGGCACACAAAGGTAAGAGGGATGGACTCAAACTGCGGATCAGGCATTCCGGCTTCATCGAATTTTGGGGGATTCTCGGTCATCGTCTCCTCCACGAGTCGTAAATGGTTGTGGTAGTCCTTGGGCTTCTTGCGGATCTTAAACATGGGTCACCGCGTCCTGGACCCTGCTTCGGATAATACACAGCTTTCGAAGTGATTCCGCTTCGAGCGATCCCCCCTCCAGCACATGCTTTACTTCATGTGTCGCAATCTCTCGGTCGAGCAAGGCTAAGAGAATCTCGCGATCGTGATGCGTGATCCCCGTGATGGTCATTCTGCGCTCGCATTGACCAGTGGGATTGCATGCTCCTGCGGCGGGATCTCCTCCACCACCAACGTAATGCCGCATTCCGCTAGCCCTTGCTTCGACACACGCAAGACGGCATTCTGCGCTTGGAACGTGGCCACGCCTATTCCGTTTGCACGGGCGTTTACATCATCATCGGCTTGCTCTAGGGCAATGTGGGTCTTCGGTTCATCAGTGTGCACCACGAATTTCATCATAAGGTCTCCTTTGGGTTTAAACCGCATATTGCTTCGCTCTCCGGTCGGCATCCTTCGACGGCTTCGACCTCGGCAACACCACGCGCTGGAAGATACGGGAGAGGCCATGCCCTAACGCTTCGCCGACACTCGTCAACGGATGGAACTTCCTCGCCTCCGACTTCGAAATGACGCCGTTCGCGTCTCGCCGGTACGCATAGCCTCCAGCCAACGCCTCATGAATCCAGGGCTTCGTTTCGCCAGGGGTCGCCGCTGGATTGACCGTCACCCGCCCAGTCTGCGAGAGGAGGCCCACAATACCGTTGAGCCGAGTAAAGAAATCCTTCTCGCCTGGTTCTGGAGTTCCATCGAGTTTCGCCCTAATGATGTTGTCAAGGTGATGTTCGGTCGGCTCACTATTGGCACTCAACGGTCCATGGTTCGTGATGTCGCGCCATTCCGTACAGCCTCGGTAGTCGGCATTAAGCAACGGGGTCACCTTCAGGTCAATCAACTGCTCAATCGTCGTGGACTGTTCGCCGAGCACACAGTCAATCAGGAGTATCCGTCCGCTGCCCAACTGTTGCCCGACCACGCAACAAGGATAGACCCCCTGGAACCAGAACCGGAACGACGGCACTCCCGGCACAGGCGTCAACCCCTTTGAGGCTTGATGCCATTGTGCCGCATATTGCGGGGTAATGGCTACGCCAGGATCATCGACCGCATACAGTACGTCCATAGCTTGACTCCAGGTATCAACTTGATCGTCATGAGAGGCATTGGGAAACGTCGCGCACTCATCGATAAACCCATTAACCCAGGGCGCAATGGACGGATGCGGAAGATAGCAGTTCCCCGCACTCGCCAAATGTGAGTACGCGGCCGCTCTGGCTTCTTTCCCAGCCTTCCCGACCGGCTGCGCGCGCAACCCTGGAATCTCTTGCTTCAAGACCGACAACACCGCTGGTCCGTTCGCCGCATCCTCAACAACCTTCTCACTCGGCAGGGTCCAGGTACGATTGAACGCCCGGACTGCTTCGAGCGTCGTGGAGAAATCCATCTGGCCTCGAACCTGATCCAAGCAGAAGGCATCCGGCCCTCGTCGTCCCCACTGCTCACCAACCACGTAGTCATTGGCCGAGAGGTCCTTGAATGTCATATCCCACGATTGCGCTTGCTTGTCGAACACGTAGGGCAGAGGGATGGCCTTAATCTCTTTGTACGATCCATCAGGAAGCTTCATCCGAACCGGAGGCAGCGAGTCTTCTTGACCTGGATGGCACCAATACTTCCACCAATGCCGCTTGAGTATCCCGCCCTCGGCTGGTGCTGGACGCTGTTGGAGCTGTGACGCCGCGCCTTGCTCGCCGAGATCCTTCTTCAACTGCGCCACTTCCGCCACCCCGAACCGATCAGGCCAGAGCAATTCCTTGTCCGTGGTGCGCGGATCTTTATCCCAATGAAACACACAGCCGGTGACGAGGCATTTCCCGCCCTCGTATTCCGCTGGCAGGTTGAGATGTGTCCATCCGCCTTGCTCTAACAGACTTCCGGCGAGGTCCTGTTCGTGGACTCGCTGCATGACGACGACACGCCGACGCTTCTTGGGATTGTTCACGCGCGTGGACATGACGTTGTACCACCAATCAATCGCCCCTTCGCGCATCACTTCTGATTCCCGCTCTTCGACATTGTGCGGATCATCGACCACGATAATATCGCCACCTTCTCCCGTATTTGACCCTCCGACAGACGTGGCCATCCGATAGCCGGTCTGATCGTTCTCAAACTTCAACTTCTGGTTCTGGTCGGACGTGAGAACGAAGCGATTCCCCCAGCGTTCCCGATACCACGCCGACTCAATCAGACGCCGCATCTTCACGCCGTCACGAATCGAGAGGGATTGCGCATACGACGAATACAACCATTTAATCGAGGGATCGAACGTCCAGGCCCAGGCGGGAAACATCACGGCCACTTGGATGCTCTTACAATGACGCGGAGGCATATTGATCAACAGATCGTTGATCTCACAGCGATGGACCGCCTCCAAATGCTC